CCTACTTGAGATAAGAATCCAGAAATTGTTCTTTTACCGAACACTTCCGCTTCTTTCTCCATTAGGTCTGGAAGGTATTGCTGTGCCCATCCATTGTTTTGGATGTCTAAATAATTCTCAGAAAGAGCTGCCTTAACAGCACCCGCTCTTGTCTGAGTTGCAGGTGTAATTGCCATAATTTTTTAATTTTTAATTTTTAAATTTATTGTTTTTAATTTTAAACTTAAAGTCGTTAGCATCATTACCTAACACTCTTACCTTAATGCCTCCAGCGTCTATAGTTCCATGACTTTGTCTTGGATTCATATCAACGTTTTTGGCTTTAGCAATACTATTTTTCATAGCGTCAGCTTTTCCTTGTTCGTAAAAGTGTTTTGCAACAGCATCTGCATTCATAGCTGTATATAGAGATTTATGATAACCCTTAGCATCTGATAACGTATTATTTTTATCTAAAAACTTTTTAGTAAAATTATTTATATCGCTCTGTGTCGTTTTAACCTCTTCAGCATTGTTTACATTAAACCTGTATTTTTTATCACCGACGTTATATTCAAAACCTTTGAATTTGTCGTTAAAAACATTATCTGTTTTTTGCGTAAAAATATCAGAGTTCTTTTTAACTGTTTTTTGAGTTGCTTCTGACTCCTTGTTGTATCTATTAAAGAAATCAACTGCTTTTTGTTGCTCACCCGTAAGTTTGCTTCCAGCCTTGATGTCTTCATAGTATTTGGACTTTTGCCTGTCCAAGTGGCTTTTAGCGTTCGCAACTTGCTCTTTTAACGCTAATTTTTTTCTTCTTATATCTATCTCCTCATCTTCTTCTTCATCCCAAGAAAATTCATCTTCTAGCATGAAGTTTATTTCTTCTGAGTTTAAATGAGGTTTTGTTTGTTTGTAGTACTCGTAAAGTAAATCTGAATCTTCTAGTTTACTGTAATCTTGATTAAGCTTTACGTAATCGTTTAAATCTCCTCCAGTTTCTTCCATAAAGTCCATTAACTTTTGGATATTCTCTGGTAATGGTTTACCTGTAGCTTCAGCCTCTGCTACAGCTTCTTCTATCTGCTCTTCAACTTCAGTAACTTCTTCTTCTGTAGAATCTTCAGTTATTTCTTCTAATACTGGAGCTTCTTGTGTTTCAGCTTTCGGTTGTACTTCTTCTTGTTCTTGTGTGGGCTCGGCATCTTCAGACTCTGCAACCACTCCGCTGTCGTCAGCGTTATCTTCTTTAGTTTCATTTTCTTCTTTTGGTGTTGGTGGTTTACTTAAATCAACCTTTATCACGCTGTCATCTTCAGCAGATTCAAATTTACTTTTATCAACTTTCACCACGTTTTCATCACCTGGATCACCTTGATTATTTTTTGGTGTAGTCTCTTCGACTACTTTTTCATTTTCTTCTTCCATAATATAATATAATAATAATTAATAATTCTAACTAGGGTCAAACGAACCTAAATCAAATCCTCCGCCTAGTATATCATTACCTGCAGACTCAAAGTTTTTAGGTGGTTTTCCACTATTTCTTTGGTCAATCATTTCTGATTGTTGTGTTGCTTGTATTTTTGTTCTTTCGTCTTTACGATCTTCTTTTTCTTTTTCCCTGCTTTTCATACCATCAACCTCAACTCCTTTGAGCTGCATGTTATATTGAAACTCTAAAGCCATTAACTCTTTTTTATGTAACACTTCTTGTTGCATTTTTTGAGCTTCAATTTGAGCTTTCATTTGTTCTAATTGCGCTTGGCCTTGAGCTAAAGCTTGTTCTTTTTGTAATTCAACTTGGGCTGCAGCTTGGGCAGCTTGAGTATTAGCCTGCGCTTGCATTTGAATATTTTGTTGTTGAATAGCCTGGTCTTTTTCTCCTTTCTTTTTTCTACGTATTTTAAGAAGTTGATTAGCCATTTTAATATTCTTAATATCTCTAAGGTCTATAGCGTCTTCAAGTTCTATACTTTTTTGCTGTAAAGCCATTTGAATATTATTTTCTAAAATAGCTTTCTCCTCTTCATCTGGCATTAAGTCTATAAATATACCAAAATCATACAAGTGTAAATTAGACATTTCCTCAAGCGTCGCAACGTTGTGAACTCCTATAGCTTGTATAAAAGCATCTTTAGTTGGAGAGTACTCTATAATATCAGATATTCTAAGTGATAAACACTCTGCTGTTTCAGCTGTTAAATATAAACCAGCTTGTAGTATATGTCTAGTTGCTGTATTACTATTTGCAGCTGCTAATTTTTGAACGCCTACTAAAGCGTTTTTATCAGGCATACTACCATCTCTAGCTTCATTAAGCCCGGTCACATCTCTTATCATTTGTAAATAGTAATTGTAATTACCAATAAGAGCTTGCATTTTATTTCCACCAGAACCTGATGTAATTTCTTGAATAGGTACTTTACCTGGATTCATGTCACCTTCAGAAGTGAAACTTCGCCCTATTACGGATCCAGTTTGAAAGAACATGTTTAAAGCTTCCTGCGGGTTGTAGTTTGTACCATTACCTAAATCAACTTCAGCTAAACCATCAGCGTCTAAATAAACACCGTCTGGTACCATTCTAGCCATAACCTGTTGTAGCTTTAAATGTGTCAACTGGATCATATCAGCAAAACCAGTTATACGCTTTACTAGTGAGTCTATTTTACCGTTGTACATTCTAGGTGCAACTATAGCGTAATTCATTTTTACTTTAGTGAAATCACTTTTAGGCCTCATCATATTTCTTGACATTTCCCATCTAAGCAATTTATCAGTACCTAATATCATTGCGCCATCGTAAAGACATTCAATAGATCTCAACATTCTAGTGTAACCACCTTCTTTATCTTGTGGTGGATTAAATAAATCATCTTTAGGTATTATCTTATCAGCACCAGTTGCAGTTTCTTTCACTTTGTAAACCTCATTCATGTAGGTCTTGTAATTAAAGTATAAAACCTGAATGGTATTATTATCTTCTTTATCTTCGCTGTGTCTAGAATTATAGTTTGATCTGTTGTAAGATTTATTCTTCATTATATCTTCAAGATCACTTTCTGTTAAATGTGGAAATTGTTTTGCTAGTTCATTAACAGGTATAGTTTTAGCCTCGCCAACGTAATATATATCATCAAAATATGGGGACTCAGTGTAAGAGTAAACTAAGTTTGCAGGATCAACATAATCTATAACAACACCTTCAGATGTATTAAACGAAGTTTTAACAGCACCTATACCTAAAACTGTTAAATCGTAATAGAATTGCTTTTTAATAAGTTCGTACTTATTACCTTCAAACAAGGTGTTTATAGCTTGTTCTTCAGCTATTTCAACAGATTGCTTGTATGTTAACTGCATGTGAAGCTCTAGCTCTTCAATAGTTTCTGGTAATTTTTCAATATCATTTTCAGCAGTTGATATGCCAAAGTTTTCTTTTGCAAAAGCATCCAACTCTTTAGTACGCATGTCAGCTAATATAGACTCCATGTAATCTGTACGTTTTGCTACACCATATGGATCTTGAGAGTACGCTTTTACATCATAAGTTCTTTCGGCAATACCGTTAACAACTATGTCTACAAACTTAGATATAATAGGTACAGGCTTCCAGTCTAAATTAAGATAGGACAAATCACCGTTTATAGACAACTCATCCTTATATTTTTGTATTGATTGCTCGCCTCTAGCGTACAATCTTAAATTATGAAAATCATTTTGATTAGTTCTATATCTATTAGAACCTCTATCATTGTTAAACCACTCTTGCTCTATTGCCTTACCTACTTTCAAACCATAGTCGTAGCTTAGCTTTTCAGCATCGCTAACTGTTTGACTCGGGAAATAACTTTTAATGCCAGACTCTGCCATATTTATTATTTGATTATTTGTGAATTAGTTCCAGTATTACTATACTTGGAAATGTTTATGTTTAATGGTTGTTTTTCAACCTTTGCATTTGGCGCGTATAAATGTCTATTGTTTGCCATTATAGCTAAACCAGAACTTATAGATGCATCAAACTTTGTTCTTTTGTTTATATCAAACCTGCTCCAGTCGTTTAGTAGATCATTAAAATATAAGTCTCCAAACGTTCCATCTTGCTTCATGCCTACGTGATCTTGTATGTACATTTCAATAGCAGCAGCGTGTGCTTGTTTTATATCTTCGCTAGAGTTAGGTATACCACCTACTTCTTTTTCTGCAACGGACAACTTGTTCCAAATTTTGTCCGGCCTATTCATACTAAACCCTCTATATCCTCTACGTCTCAAATAATACAATAGACGAGGTTTATTGTTCTCTGCGAGTATAGGCATCCCATAAAATACTAAAGCCATTAGAACGTCCTCAAAGAAGATCTCGGCTGTTGGTGGTCTTGATAAGTATTCTAAAAAGAA